AGCGGAAAGTCTTGATTCTAAACTACTTACGCCAAATGGTTGGATTAAAATGGGTGATGTTAAAATTAATGATTTTGTCATTGGTAGTGATGGTAAACCCAAAAAAGTGTTAGGCGTTTATCCACAAGGATTTAAAGATATGTATGAAGTTTGTTTTAGTGATGGAACATCTGTGGAATGCTGTGATGAACATCTTTGGAATGTAAATACTTATATTCGTAATTGGCGAAAAAATCCTTTCATGACAAAAACTCTTCGAGAAATAATGAATGAGGGATTACAATTTAAAAATGGTAATAATAAATGGTATATTCCAATTATTCAACCAGTTGAGTTTAAAGAAAATGATTTAAAAATTAATCCATATATTCTTGGGTGTTTATTGGGTGATGGTACAATTGGTTTGAATAGTATTCAATTTACTACTGCAGATACTGAAATTATTGATATTTTATTAAAAAGACTAAATGAAAATATTATAATTTCAAAATTATTGGCGAAATATCAATATTCTTTAAAAAGAATTAACAATAAAATTCTTAATGTATATGTTAATGAATTAAAACAATTAAATTTATTGGGTACTAATTCATACACTAAATTTATACCTGATAGTTATAAGTTTTCATCAATTGAGCAGAGATTAGAATTATTACAAGGTATTTTAGATACTGATGGTCATTCTCGAAAAGACGGTATTGTGGAATTAACATTGGCTTCTAAGCAATTAATTGAAGATGTGCAATTTATAGTAGAGTCTTTAGGTGGGGTAGGTAGATTACATGAAAAATGGATTAAATATAATGGTGAAAATAGATTATACTATCGTTTAAACATTAAATTACCACCACATTTTATTCCATTTAAACTAAAAAGAAAAATTGAGACATTTGTTGCACCAACTAAATATTTACCTAATCGTGCAATTGTTGATGTTAAATATGTGGGTAAAAAAGAAGCACAGTGTATTTTGATTGATTCAGAAGACCATTTATATGCTACTGACCATTGTATATTAACTCATAATACATTAAGTGCCATTACATTTGTTGAAATGAATGAATTTGAAAAAGTATTTGTTATAACACCCAATTCGTTAAAATTTAATTTTTATAATGAGGTTGGAAAATATACCAATAGTTTAGCACATATTGTTGGTTGGAATAAGAATACTTGTTCAATAAAAGATGCAAAATATATTATAGTAAATTACGATTTTTTTAATCCAAGTAGTTATGAGAGATATAAACGGAAATGGGATAAATTAAATATAGATACCATTGATTGTTTAATTTGTGATGAATGTCAAAAATTGAAAAATAGTAGTACTAATATATATAAGAATTTTAAAAAAACGTTTAAGGGCGGGTTATTTAGAAATGGTAATGTTAGTAAAATTTTTTTATCAGGAACACCCGCACCTAATAGAGCACATGAATTATACACAGTATTGCATGAAATATCCCCATTAGATTTTCCAACAAAAAAACATTTTTATGAATATTATTGTGGTATGAAATACGATTTTGCTAATGGTTGGGGGTATATTATTGATGAAATGGAACAAAGGTTTGAAGAGTTGTACCATAAAATTGCACCATATACACATAGAAAAAGAAAGATTGATGTATTAATAGATTTACCAGATAAAATATACCAAAAAGTTATATTAGAATTAAATAATGATGAGCAGAAAATATATGATGATATTGAAGAAGGTGTTGCAAATGAATTTACATCTAAAGAATTATATAATCCATTAACAATAATGCTTAAATTGAGACAATTTACATCATCGTTAAAGATTAAATCGATAGTTGATATTGTTGATGGTGTTTTAGAGACTGGTGAAAAAATTGTCATTGTTGATATGTTCAAAAATACACTTTATGATTTAAAAAAAATATTTGGCGAGATTGCCGTAATACATACTGGAGATCAAACGATTGAAGAACGTGCCTTATCTGTTCAAAATTTTCAAGATATAAATTCATCAGTAAAAATATTTCTCGGTTCAATACAAACGTGTAACTATGGTTTGACATTAACGGCAGCAAATAAGTTATTTATATTAACACTACCATTTTCGGTTGGTGAATATGATCAGGTTAGCGACCGATTACATAGAATTGGTCAAAAGAGTGTTGTTAATATATACCCATTAATTTATAAAGATACTATTGATGAATATGTATATGATGTTATTGAATCAAAACGAAAGGAAATAACTAAAGTTATTGATAACGAAGATTATGAATCAAACATTAGTGAATCTGTCGTTAATGATGTTATTGAAAAGATAAAAAATAAACATAAAAAATAATACATATTTTATGGGTAGTAAATATATTGCGGGAATTAATCCATTTTCAGATTTTATGTTGGAATCGATTGTTAGTGGTGTTGATATTTCAAAAAAAAAGCATTTTGTTGATGTTTATAATGCTTGTGTTCTAATATTAGAAACAATATTAACAAATCCAAATGATATTAAATATCTTGATTTTGAAATTAAGGGGAATAATGGATATATAAGATTAGTCGCCAATAATTTAATAACTGCATTATGGTTATCAGGTGTTTTTCCAAACGATGTTGATTTATTGGTAAATCGTAATGTTTTTAAAACGGAAGAGTATGTTTATCGTTATGATAAAAAAACAAAAAAATTGATTCGTAAAATAAATAAATAAAAATATGGATAATAATACAACACTTAAAGAGATTAAACAATTTCTTGATGGTCGCAATAATGACTATAAATATATCGTTAATGTTGAAACAAACCCAAATACCAATTATGCTGAATGTGTTGTACATGAGCCTGATAAAGAACCTAGAATTGAACGAATTCATTATGAGCCATTTTTATACATGAAAGATTTATCAAAGTATAATATTAAATTATATGATGATGTTTCTGATGAATACCATGAAAGTAAAAAAATTAAATATGGAATTACTATAACTAAATTAGAAACTGGTAATCAAAAACGTCTCCTTGATGGATTTTGTTATAAAATAACAAGTAGCAGGTCATTTAATAGTATTATTGAATATTTAAAAGACGGGGGTATTGATCCGTATGAAAAATTATATGATAGTGATGGTAAATTAGTTAGAGATAATAAAAATAATATTGCTTATAAAAATAAGCATTTGTTTTATTCAGTAAAAACAACAGAACAATTTTTAATATCAACTGGAATTAGATTATATAAAGGCATTGATGATTATAAAAATATACATCGATTAATATTTGATATTGAAACAGAAGGTTTAAGGTATCAGATACATCGTATTTTATCAATTGGTATATATAGTAATAAAGGATTTGAAACTATTTTAGATGTTGATAAGTTTGATGATGATGATGCTGAAATAAAATTAATTCAAGATTTTTTTAATCTCATAAATTATTTAAAACCTGCAATTATTGCGGGTTTTAACTCTGAAATGTTTGACTTTGAATTTATTTTAGGTCGTGCTAAGTTATTAAGAATGGATTTATCACAAATACCCACATCGCTTAAATTCGATATACCATTAAAAAGAGTACCAAATACATCAGTAAAATATGGTAGTACTACAGATAAGTATACGTGGACAAATATGTGGGGATATTCGGTAATTGATATTTTACATAGTGCAAAAAGAACAGCAGCAATAAATAGAGATATAAAAGAAACTGGCTTGAAGTACTTAGCAAAATTTGAAGGTGTTGCAAAGCCAAATAGAACATATATTGATGGTGAAGATAATACGATTGGTAAATATTATAGAGAAAATAAAATTTTTCTTATAAATGATAAGAATGAGTATATACAAATACCAGACGAGTTTCAAACAATCGCACGTGAATTATATATTTTACAAGTGAACAAATCAAAATTATCTGATATTGAATATAATAAAAAAAAGATAAATATTTTAAATAAAAATAAAAATTTTGTTTATTGGTATAAGAATGAGGGGTTACCAAAAAATTTGAATAGATTTATTAGTGGTAAAAATTTAGTTAAACAATATCTATTAGACGATTTATGGGAAACATATCAAATTGATGAATTGTATAATCAAACATCATTCATGCTTGCTAAAAATGTACCAACCACATATCAGCGTATTTGTACTATGGGTACTGCGAGTATTTGGAACATATTATTAACTGCGTGGAGTTATGAAAATGATATTGCAATACCTGAATCAGATGAATATGAATTTTTTAGTGGTGGTTTATCAAGGTGTTTTAAAAAGGGTTATTCTAAAAGAATTATAAAAATCGATTACGCATCGCTATATCCAATGCTTCAACTTACATGGGATATTTTCCCTGATTTTGATATTACTGGTGTTATGAAAAAAATGTTGCTGTATTTTACAACAACACGTAATATATATAAACATATTGCAAGTAATAGTAATCTTAGTGATGAAGAAGTTGGTTTATTAGAACAAATTGATCATGATTTTTTTGAAAAAATTATTAATAATAACATACAGACAGATGATGTTTTAAAGGCTAAAATAAAACAATTACCTATAAAAATTTTGAATAATTCGTTATTCGGTGCATTAGGTTCTAACATTTCATTTAACTGGTCTGATAATAATTGTGCTGCACGAATTACATCATGTGGTCGTTTATCATTAAGACATGCAATTAGTTGGTTTAAAAAATATAATTGCCAACCATTATTAGCGGTTACTGATGGTATTAATTTTCAAATACCAGATACAACAACAATTCGTGTTAGTGATGATAATGTTTATTATAATCAACCTGAAGATTTAATTGAAAATATGTGGCAATATCGTGGATTTAGGGGTATTGATGCATTAATTGAAAAATTTAATGCTGAGGAAATGATACCGCCATATATGAAAGTTGATAATGATGGGTATAGTATATCTTGTTTAAATTTATCTCGTATTAACTATGCAACATTAGTGGAAGTTAAAGATAAAAAAACTGGACAATTAAAAGAAAAAATTAAATTAACTGGCAATACTATTAAATCGAATGTGATGCCCGAATATATCGAAGAATTTATTGACAAGGCTTTGGATTTAATATTACACGGTAAGGGTGAAGAATTTGTTAAATATTATTACGATTATGTTGATGATATTCGATATATGCAAATACCACTACACAAAATTGCAAGTAAAAGTAGGGTGAAAACAACAATTAAGGGGTATCTAAATAGGGGTATGGATAAGAATGGTAGAGATAAAGGTAAACAAGCCCATATGGAATTGATTATTGAACAAAGAAAAATGATTGCCGAAAAATTATTTGAAGAACATATTACTGAATTTGCAGATAATGTTGTGAATGATAATATTACTATTGAAGAAAAAATGAAATTAGTTTCGAATTATATGCCACCAGAACCAGAATTAGATAGTTATGTTTATTATGTTAATTGTGGTTATAATAAATCGCATGGGGATTCAAGTATTATTGTTGATAAAAAAACGGGTAAAAAGAGATTTGCTGCAGTTTTAGTTGATTTAAATAATCCTGAAAACAACCCCAAAGAATATAATTATGTAAAATACTTGGATGCTTTTAATAAAAGGGTTAAAACATTATTAGTTGGTTTTGAATCAGATGTTGCTGATAGAATTTTAGTTAAAATTAATAGAAATGGTGATTTAATAAAATCAGAATTTAATCCATTAAAAAATGAATTAGAATTGAAATCATTTGATTTAGATGATTTTGAAGAATCTTTGTATTTGGAAAAATCTGAGGTTGATTTTTGGAATAAAACTGGATATGATCCAAGAAAGGTGTGGAATGGTTTTAAAATGTTTGATGATTATAAAGTGCATTATGAAATTTATGAAAATGCGTTGAATTATTTAAATGAAAAAATGAAAAAAGCAAACAAGAATTTAATTAAATCTATTAATGATAATTATAATATTGGTGATTATGTTTTGGTGAAAAATGGTAAACAATATAATATTGCAAAGTATAATGGGATTTATTTACAAACAATTAGATATGATGTTGAAGTACCTAAAAGTCAAATTGAAATTGAATTAGATAAAAGATATGAAGAAAATAAAAAACCAATCGATAATTTAAAAGAAAGTGAACTTGATAAAACAGATAGAGAGTTATTTTTAGAAAAACAATTAAATAAAAGATTGGAATTATTCATGAAATTTAAACAAAAATATGGTATACCATTATCCGCTACAATGGAAACTGTATTTTCTCAAATAGAAAATTCTGAAATGGCATTCAATGATTTTGTTAATGAAAATAGTAATGATAATGAATTAGATGACGAATATATTGATGTGGATGATTATATTGATGACACGTATTAATTTTTTATAAGTATTTATATAAAATCGTAATGTTATGAAAATAAAAAAGAAAGAATTATTCGAAATTATTGATGGTGATGGTGAATTAATTGGTGCAGATAAAATACCTCAAAATGGTGTTGATTTGGATACTGCATCAAGTAGAACCACTGATTATAATGCAAATGTTGGTAATCAGCCATATCGTTATGATATGTTAGGTAGATTTGGTTTTACATTAATGCCTTTCATGGAAGGTAAGGAAGATAATATAGAACAGAAGAATTTATTTAATGATGTTGCTAAATTTCTATATGAAAAATATGTTGAAAATTTAAAATTTTATTATAAAAATCCAAATAAACTTAAATCTGATTATAGGAAATTATATAACATAAAATATGAATCATTACCTGATGATTTAAAAGAAATACAATATAATAACGCTAAAAATTTGATGAAAATAGTTAATGAACATTTTGAAAAGGCAATTGATTCGATGCAAAATGTTGATGAGAGTAGTATTATTGAAGATATTATATTTGAAGATAATTTTGAGGATGAGTTATCAAAAAAAATAGAAGGCAATGATGTTTTGGATAAAAAAATAAAAAAAATTGCTGATTTAATTAATAGGTTAGATATTGAAAATAGAGAAAAATTAATTAAATTATTAGAGAGAAAATGATATGAATTCAGAACTATATAATAATAAATATAAAATACCAGAAAAAATATTAAAACATATTCAATTTACTTTAATAAGTAATCCATCTGGTGAGGGTGTCAAACGTGCTAAATTTATTTTAAAAAACGGTTATTTAACATATCAAGAATTAAAAAGATTAAAAAATTATTTTGATTACTTTGATAAAAGTAAAGATAATATTATTCAATATAATCTTGCTGGTGGTGATTTGATGCGTTCTTTTATCGAGAGTACTTTGAATTCAGAAAGAGTTTCAGTTAAAAGAAGTCGTGAAATTAAAAGAGACATAACAACAAATGTGAATTCTGAATTAAATCCATATAAAACACCAAGAATAAATCATGTTGAATTAAATGAAAATAAAGAAGAATTGAAAAAAAATGCTGTTGCAATTATTGTGAACAAGGATAATAAAATATTACTCTTAAAAAGATCGTTAAATCCCAATCAATGGATGCCCGGTAAATGGGCGTTAGTTGGTGGTGGTATTGAAAAGGGCGAAACACCTGAAGTGGCAATTAAACGTGAAATTGGTGAAGAAATTGGAATAAATGTTAATGATTTAACTTTTGTATTTAGTATACAACGTTTTAATGATAGTATTGAATATTTGTTTGGTGGAAAATATGGTGGTGATCCTTTAAATATCACATTAAATGATGAACACACTAATTTTGGGTGGTTTGATATATCGGAAATTAATTATTTAGATACAGTTCCACATTTAATTGAATACGTAACAATTGCATTTAAAAAGTATTAGTATTTATATAAAATAACTATAAAATAATAAAAATAAAAATATTATGGCAACATATTGTTTATTGGATGATAGTGAAAAATATCGTATTTGTAACTTGAATAGAAACGAATCATTATACACAGAAAATTGTTCGTATGGTGACACACATTCACGTGCACTTTCTGATGGTGATTATTATGGTAGGGGATTGTATAATGAAAGTATCGGCACGTCTCTTGATATTGAAAAAAGAAATAATTTAATGAATAAAAATGATTTTAATAAGAATTGTGATTACGGTGTTAGTAATTGCTAATATTTAGAGTTTTAATGGAAGGTAAATTATTTTTTAATTATTTAAAAAAATTTAGACATCTGCTTAATGAAGGTGTTGCTGAAAATAGTATTATTGATGCAATTAATAATCATGAGTGGATATATTTATATTATGTTGGTGATGATAAAATCGCTAGAGGATATAGGGTTGTAAGACCATATGTTCTTGGTACTGATAAAAGAACAGGTAAACGTGTTTTAAGGGCGTGGCAAGATAATCCGATGAATAGTTGGCATTTTGATAATAGACCAACACGTAAAGATAGTTTAAAACATGATTATTGGGTTGATAATGAGGGTACAAAACCCGGTTGGAGATTATTTCGTGTGGATAGAATTAGTAGAATATATCCAACTGGTAAAAAATTTGTTGATAGTAATGGTTTGGTTATGATACCTGCTGGTTATCATGAGGGTGGTGATGATGATATGAGTAGTATTGATGTTTATGTGTCGACAAAGAATGAACCCAATTTTGATTATAAATATGATGTTGACTACTATAATGCTACTTCTACAACACAACCATCAGATATTGAAAGAGAGAAATGGCAAAGTATTCAAAGGGGTAATAAATATAGAAAACAAATTACAAGTACTGATATATCAACATTAGTAAATCTAGCCAACAGATTTTATAAGAAAAAGAAAAGCGATTTTATTGTTGTGATTGATAGTAAGAACAATTATCAATTAGTAACACAAAAACAAATAGATTTTGCAAAGAAAAAATATGGTATTGATATACCTGATTATGCCATCGTTGGTAATTTATCTGATTTATATAATAAATATATTGAAAGAAATATTAAACAACAAATAAGTGAAGAATTGTTACGTGATAATCGTTTTATTGCCAAGAAAAATGTATTTGAATTTTGGGTTGGAAATGATTTGTTTTTTAAGTTAAAATATAATATTGAGTCACCAAATGAATTATTCAATGAAAAATACGTTTCAATATACGATTTAGTGGCATTTGAATCATTTGGTTGTGAGGGTTATGCTAGTAAATTGTTGGATAATATTTTTGATTATGTAAAGAAAAATTTAGGTATTAATATAATAACGTTAATTGTTTATAAAAATAATTATGATGCAATTAGTTTATATTTAAAAAAGGGATTTATTTTAATATCTGAATTTGATGATAATTATTCAATGGTAAAATTTTTATAACATAAAGACTTTTTTATTTTTTATCAGTATTTATAATAAATAATAAAATTTTATATTTTTTTATACTATGAATAAATTAGATTTAAATAAATTAAAGAGTGAAATTGAAAATAAAAAACAAAAAAAGGGGGATGTGACAACACCAAATAGTGCACCTAAATTTGTTTTCCTAAATGGTTTATTAGAATCGTTAAATACTGGTCGTGAAACCCAATCAACCGTTTTGTTAAAACATGTGGATAATACTGTATCGAAAAAAAAGGGTGATGAAATTGTATATAAAAATATTCCAGAAGTAGCACCACCACATCTGCAACAGAATAATATTAATAGACCAATTAATAATATTGATTTGAATGATAGAGATGATAAATTTTATATGGATTTAGATAAGAAACGTCAAGAAACTCTTGCAGATTCAATTGAAAAATACGTGCAAAATAATGTTTTTAATAATGGTGGTGCTAATTTATATAATAAACAAACATCTGACTATACAACTTCAAATGGTGTTCAATTAAGTGACAAAATGAAAGAACTGATAATTGAATTTCTTGGTGATAATTTAGTCCCAATAATTGAAGATACAATAAAAAATGTAATTATTGAAATGTATACAATTGAAAGAATAAAAAAATCATTAAATGATAATAAAGAAATAATACAAAAAATTGTTTACGATTATTTAAAAGAAATAAAAGCCAAATCGAAACAAAACGGGGTGAAATAAAATCACCCCGTTTTCACATAAATTAGTATTTATTATTAAAATAATAAAAATAAATAATATTAATTTTATGTCTAATTTCGATTTTAATTCATTTTTAGATAAATTTAAAAAAATATCAACTTTTATTGGTAGAATTAATTTTGCTAATGAACATTTAGAAAAAATCGGTAGTGGTAGTGGTAGAGTTGTTTATAAAATTGATGATTATAGAGTATTTAAAATAGCAAAAAACAATAAAGGTGTTGCACAAAATGAAGTTGAAATAAGACTTAGTGATGATATATATGCTCCTGATATAATTACTAAAATATACGAATATGCAGATAATTATAGTTGGATTATTGCTGAAAGGGCAAAGAAAATATCATTGGGTAGATTTAGAGAATTGACAAATGTTAATGATTTGTATAAATTAAAAAACTATTTAGAATGTTCAATAAACCCTAATAAATGTTATTATGGTAATGTTGACGAATTGAATAAAATATTTGATGATAATGAATTTGCACAAGAATTGTTAGATTTGGTAGTAAATTTTAGTATAAGCGTTGGTGATTTTGGTAGATTAAGTAGTTATGGCGAAGTGGTTCGAGATGGTGAATCTCTTGTTGTTATTACCGATTATGGTCTCAATGATGAGGTGTATGAAAAGCATTATAATCCACAAAGAAAGGGGAATTTAAAACTATATGAAGTATTTCCATTTTTTGATGGTAATTACGATATATTATCAAATGTAAGTGGTGATGGTGATATAAGAAAATCAATGTGGGCATTATTACCATATGGTGTTGGTGATGGTATTAATGCTGTTAATGAAAATTTTGTTAATTTTGTTTTAAAAAACGATAAATATCCATCCAAACCAATAAAGGATATATATAAATTAGAAAATTGTTATGTTGATTGTGTATCTAATTTAAAAAATATATTAATCAATATCGCAGATATTGATGATAGAAAAAGATTCATTACTAATTTAGTTAAATTACAGGAATATTTAAATAAACATAGTGTATTTGGTTTTGATGAAATATTAACAGAAGATATTGATGATGATGCAATACCTAAAGTTGATAAATATAATAGTCCTTTTGTTGATTTAAATTATTGGTATAACATTGCTAATGATTTAAGCGAAATGTTGGGTTTGGGTGGTTTAAAATATATAAAAGGTGGTGGTTTTGGACATGCATATAGAGCGGGGGATAAGGTATTAAAATTGACAGTAGACCCATGTGAAATTGATTCTGGGATAAAAATTATGGGTGTTAATAATGCTGTAAAACATTTAGTCCATGTTTATAAACTCTATAAAGTTTTTAATACTGAAAAGAATTTATCGTTTTTTATATTGGTTTTGGAATATATTGATACAACACGTAATTCAGAATTTAAACAATACTATGATGTTGGTAGTGATATTTTAAAAAAGTGGGATTTATTCGATAGTGTTTTTAATTTTATATCAAAATTAAAGAATAAAAATTATACATTAGAAATGTATAAAAATGCAATTGATCATATATTAACCGACGATGCTTTAGGCTATGATTACGAAACGAGAAAAAATGCACATAAATTTTGGATGGAATTGTATCTAATAAAAAATGAAATAAATGAATTGAATATTAAATCAACTGATTATTTAAATTGGGATAATCTTGGTTATAGGGGTGATGTATTGGTTTTTTTTGATTTAGGTGGTTGTCGCCCAGATGAAAATGTTGAGAACAAAATTCCTCTTATTAAATTACCAGAAAACGTTGAATACATTAATGAAAATTTAAATTATGATGAAATTGCAAATAAAATAGCAAATAAATTAAATATTAAGGTATTTGATAGAATTGGTGCTGGTAATTTTGGTGTTGCATATGACATTGGTAATAATTTGGTTATGAAAATAACAAATGATAGTAGTGAAGCGTATGAAAATTTGAAATTAATTGGTAAGCCATTAAAATATATTGCACAACCATATAAGGTATATAATGTAAATAAAAATGACAATAGTGTTACAAAAAAATTATATGTTATTATTTTAGAAAAATTAAAAACAAGTTCAGATATTCGACAATCCTTTGAAAGATTAACATATGTTTTTAAGAATATTTTTAATATTGATTTGCCCGATGCTGTTGAACATTTTTTAGATATTTGGAAAAACGATAAGATTGATGTGAATAAAATAAATGCATATTTTAGAAAAAATCCACATGATGCAGAATTTTTCAACGGATTATTAAATATTGGAAAAGAATTGATGAAATACGATATTGTAAGTATGGATTATTTAAAATGGGAAAATCTTGGTTATAAAAATAATAATATTGCATTTTTTGATGTTGGATTTGGTAATTATTTTAATTCACCAGATGATGCAGAAACAATTGATATTGATGAGGATGGTAGTTCATTATATTCAACCACTAATACTATTGGTAATGATGATTATCCCGTTTATAATCAGGATAATATTCCACCAACAATTGATAATAATATTGATGTGAATACTGCAATATATTCGGAAAATAAAAAATCATTTCTTCCAAATTCAAAAATTGTTACGATTAAAAAAAAAAGTGTAAATTAGGTGGTTTAGGTAATGTAAGTGCTGCTTGTAATCAGGGTGATATTAATAATTTATCATTTTCATTTGTTAAAGAAAGTGTTGGTGATAAGTTATTTCAAAATAAATTTCAATACAAGTCTGATTTTGATGATTTTGAGAAAAAATATAGAAAAGAATTTGCAAATGATTCAGAAAATATTGTATATTCAGAAGATAATGATTTTTTTATTATAAAAAATCCCAATAATATAAATAATTTAGATTCAGATGTTCGTGCTATTGGTGATGATGATGGTAATTTGTACGTTGAATCATATCCCAAATATACACATTCTGATATGCATAATATTTTAAGGTATAAAGGAGTATTAACAAAAAGTTATGATGAGAATTGGCATAAATCATACCCTAAAAATTATATCTATTTACAAAGAATTGGTGATACCCAAATATTTGTATTAGCAGAATCGTATTTAATTTTAATATATGATGATGATAGATTTCCCGAAAATTATGATTTGCCTTCAAGAGAAGAAGTATTACCAGTATTTAAATTGTTTTTAGATAAATTAAAACAAAAAAATCCAAATATTGATTTTGTTAATGAATATATTAATTATTATGTGAATGAAAATATTAATGAAAATGATGATATGAATAATAACGGTGAAAAATACTATCGTGCCGTTGATAAATATTTAGGCAAATATGCTAAATTTAAACCAAATGGTTATTATGAAGCAATTGATGATAACAATAATCCCATTTTCAAATATGATTCATTTTGGGAAAGTGAAATACCCGAAATTGCTGCTAGTAAACTTATCGGTGGTGCAATTATGGGTTTATATTCAATGTATTTAGAAAATAAAAAAACACCCAAAACGTTTTATATATATGAAATCAATGAAAAACCAGACATTGATATATCACATTGGAATATGGGTGATTTTGCGTATTTGAAAGAGGTTCGATATAGGAGACCTGTTAGTGGTCGTTATGTTGGAAAATTTATATTTGATGATGACACAATAAAAAGATTTGAAGTGTTTTATGAAATAAACAATATTGATGGTTGGGGAAGTGAGTATGATATTGATGATGAAACGATTGAATTATTTAATAAAACGAATTTTGGTGAATTGTTACGTGATTTAAAAAATAAATTAAGTGAAAATAATAAAATTAATGAAAATGATTTAATTAAATTACACGAACTACCGTTTAAAGATGAGATTAAAAAATTAGGTGGTAAAATATATAGTGTTGGTGGTGCTGTTCGTGATGAATTTCTCGGAAAAAAATCAAAAGATTTGGATTTACTAATTACTGGAATCCCAATGAATAAATTGGAAGAAATATTATCAAAATATGGTCGTGTTGATGTTGTTGGTAAGTCTTTCGGTATTTTAAAATTTAAACCAAATGGTTTTGAAGATGATATTGATATTGCGATTCCTCGTACTGAAAGACCAACTGGTGCTGGTGGGCATAAAGGTTTTGAAGTAATATCAAATCATGAACTTCCAATTGAAAAGGATTTAGAACGTAGAGATTTTACAATTAATGCAATTGCGAAAGATATTAATGGTAATATAATTGATCCATACGGGGGTGTTGATGATTTAAAAAATAAAATAATACGTATTGTTAATCCAGATGCGTTTAGTGATGACCCATTAAGAATGCTTCGTGCAGTACAATTTGCAAGTCGTTTTGGTTTTAATATTGAACCCAAAACATTGAAAATGATTCAGAATAATGCACATAGAATCAATGAAATATCATCTGAGAGAATATTGACAGAATTTGATAAAATTATAAAAAAGGGTGATTGTTTTACTGGTGCGTTTTTATTAAAACAAACAGGGTTATTAAAAAATATATTTGGTAAAGATGGTGGTATTTTGATTAATGATGATGTTTGGAATAATGTTAGGACGATGGGTGAATTTATTTATTTACTTTCACATAATATTGTTGATAACCCTGCTGAGTTTTATAAAAAGAAATTAAAGGGTGATATTGATACATATAAAGAAATAAGGGCACTTCAATTAGCATTTGAATATGGTGATGTAAATAATCCAATCGAATCACGTTCAATTGCACATAATATGTATGTTATAAGTCCCAAAACATTAGATAGTATGATTTTACCTAATAGTATAAAAATTGCTGCAAATGAATTATTATCAGGTAAATATCCGAAAACTATTAATGAACTTAAAATAAACGGAAATGATTTAATTTCAATGGGATTGAAGGATAAGGAAATTGGTAAAATGTTAAAACAACTATTATTAAAAATATATGCAGATAAGATAGTTAATGATAAAAAAACATTACTTGATTTTGTGAAAAATAGTACACAAAAAATTAATGAGAATGGTGTATCATTATCGCATCTAAATTATAGTTTAAGATATCCTAATAAAGACGTATTAGTGTTTGTGCCTGTTGATAAATTATTATCACGACACGAAATAGATGATCCAGATTACGCAATTACTAATAAAAATAATCAAATTGGCAATCGTGTTGAAAGAGCAAAAGAATTTTTACAAAATTATGTTGATGATATTCGTTGGATTAATCCACAAACTGGTGTGCGTAATGATAAATATAATGTAATTTTTGAACCATCAATTGCATATTTTTATAATAATAAATTAAAATTTAGTGATGGTAGGCATCGAATATTGGCTGCGAAAGAATTGGGTTATGATAAAGTTGCGCTTGAAATACCACAAGAACAATTAGATTTATTTGTTAACGAATTGGATGCGGAAATTGTTGATAAAAAAATAAATGAGGGAAAATGGTATGTTGATGGTAAATTGGTTGATATTAATTTTTTTATAAAAAAATTTGATGAATGGAATCAAAAAAACGGTGGTAAGTTTGAAATAACAAGAGAAGTTGTAAAAAATTTTTTAATATCAAATTTTAAAAAATTAAGCAACAATAAATGGTTATTTAATGAATTGGTATGGGCGTTAAATGATAGAGATTTGTTAAATGAAAATCTTTCTAAACGTGATAATAATTAAATAATTAATATTATTAATGAAAATAATTAGTTTTATATTCAATATAAATATAATATGAAAGAAGCAAAAAAAATTAAACCAGAAGATGTTGCAAAATATCTTGATTTGGAAATTGAATATGATAATGCATTATTATTAGAAGAAATGTTAAAAAAAAATTATGAAATTATAATGTCAGATTATTTTGAAAATAATAACATTAACATAAAAAAATAAATTTTATTATGAAAAAAAATATTAATGAAGCCTTTGTTGTTAGTAAAAGGTTTGATAAAAAAGGAAATCCAATTGCGTTTATTGATCCAACCAAACCCGAAAATAATAACACATTTAAATATAAAGATATTTTAAAAGATTATGGTGCTAAATGGGATGGTGAAAATAAATATTGGTTTTGGTATATTGGAAAAAATAAAGAACAATGGAATAATGTCTATCATAAATTTATCGAACCAGCATTAAAAAAAATACATTCAATGGAAAATGTTGGTGAGGATGATAGTAAACAATCATTGATTAAATCAATAGAAAATGTATTAGAAGAACTTAATAATACGCCAGTTGGTAGTGATGAAAATGTTACTAATAACGATAAGTTTGATGTTAAAAATAGATTGCAAAAATTTAAAGAAATGTTAATTAATATTGATAATGATGAAGATTTTAAAAAAACAATGAGATCAATATTAGCATTTAAAAACTTATTGGGACACATATATAGTTTTCGTAATACATTGCTCATTTATATACAAAGACCAGATGCTCAAATGGTGAAAAGTGAGTTGAATTGGAATGCCGTAAATAGAGAAGTTGTTGATAAATCAAAAAGAATACTAATTATAGCACCAGCGAGAAGTGCTTTTAAAAGATACACACCTGATGAGAAAAAAAGAATTATCATTAATTTTTTAAATTCGTTGGGTAAAAAATCAGAAGATGAATTAACATTAGGTGAAAAAGAAAAATTAAGAGTATTGTTGCGTGGTAAATTGGTGAAAAATGAATTTGAATTAGCACCTGTTTATGATATTACTGATACTAAACAAATTGAAGGTAAAGAGAATTTGGTAAAAGATGTTGATGATTTCATAAATATGAAATGGTATGTTGATGATTATAAAACGAGTGAAATAACACCATTATATAACGCTTTATTAAAATTTGCCGATGAAAATGGAATATCTATTAGTTTTGAGGAAAAAGATTCTAAAATATTAAAAGGAGCAAGGGGTGCTAGTATTGGTGGTAAGATTTATGTTTTAAAGAACGATGGTAATGATGTTGGAATTACAAAAACACTTGCACACGAAATATTTCATGAATTGCTACATCAAAAATATTTAAGTCAAAAAAATTCAAAATATGCAGCATATTTTGTCGGTAATGAGAATGGTAGGGAATTGGTTGAACAACAAGCAGAATTATCTGCATGGATGTTATTGGCATCGTTTGGTTTTGATTTAAAAACCACATCAATAAATTATGTTGCAATTTGGGGTGCTGATAAGGATGCAATGGTTCGTGTGTTTGATACAATTGCAAATGTTGTGAATTTTATGATAGATTATGTAAATGGTGTAATCACAACATTTGCATCAACAAATGTGAAATTAAGTGAGGTTGAAAATATTGTAAAAAAAGGAAAACATATCACGCCAATGGATGTTGCAAAGGTGCTTGGAGTTACCGATGAGTATAAAGAAGTTCTGAGTGATTTAAGAAATAAAATTAATGAACATTTTTATAGATTTGTAAAAAGAAAATTATAAAAATTTTGAAATTTTTTATACCTTTGTAAAAAAAACATAAAAACTATGAATAAAATTCGATATAGTGCAGTTGTATTGGATGAAAAATCACATAATGAAATTGTTAATCGATTTAAAACAATAATTCCAACTGGTTGGGAAATAATTGCACATCACATGACGATTAATTTGGGTGAACTTGATGAAAAATATAAAAAGTATTTAAATAAATCAGTAAAATTAATTGCACATGATATTGGTATTGATGATATGGCGGTTGCAGTTGGAGTGTCTGGTTTTTTTAGTAAAAATAAAAAACCACATATCACATTAGCGGTTAATAGAAAAAATGGTGGTAAACCTGTAATGTCGAATTATATAAATGATTGGATGCCATTAACAAATCCAATCGAATTAATTGGTATTGTTAAAGAAATTGAATAATTATGATAAAAAGATTAGTAGCGTTTGATTTTGATGGTACTTTAATAGATTCACCATTACCTGAATATGGTAAATTAGTTTGGTCTGAAAAAAAGGGAATTCCATATCCACATTCTGGTTGGTGGAGTAAACCAGAAAGTCTTGATATTGATGTTTTTGACATAAAACCCAATCCCGTTGTATATTCGCAATATTTAAAAGAAATATCAACACCAAACACATATGTTATTATATTAACATCGAGACTAAAAAAATTAGAAGAACAAATTAAATTGGTATTAGAACAAAACAATATATTTGTTAATGAAATCAATACAAAAAATACAAACGAAACTAAGGGAATTAGAATACTAAAATATTTAGACAAATTTCCTGAAATAAATGAGATTTCAGTATTTGATGATAGTATTGATGTGATTGAAAATGAATACAATACAATTAAACACTTATTACCAGATAATTTATCGTTTAATATATATTTTGTTAATAATAATAAATTAACATTAGTTGAATCAAAAATAATTGATATTATTAGGGATGAATTAATAAAATTAATTTAATAGTATTTATTATATAATAAATAAAAATTTTATGCATAAAAACGGTAGACCATATTATTTACCACAAATAAGTGCGCCATATAATATTGTTTTAGATAAATTGAATGATGATAATATTGGTTATAATATCATTAGATTTAAACCCAATGATAATGATAAAATATTACCATCACAAAAGGTTATTTATTCAGATATTATTGAAAAATGTGAAATAAATAATAATAACCCGATTTGGTTATCAACTGATAATGATGTATTAACAATTTGTGATGGACATCATCGTTATTTTAAGGCTCTTTATGATAATGTGCCGATATTAGGTATTGTATTGAATGTCTGTTTTAACGATGCTTGTCGTATTTTAAATAAAATTCAAGATATTTTTGATTATGAAAAATCTAAATCAATTGAAAATGACGTTAATCAAAATATAATTGATTTGAAACAAGATGATGAAAATCAATTTTTAAATGCGCTTGAAGAACATAATGGTTTATTAGGTGGTAATAAAAATAATAAAAAAATAATTGCATATAGAAAAGGTTCAATTATTGAAAATTCGGTTATTGGTAATTTTTTTTGTTTAAATCCAATTAAGGGTTATGATAAATACGAAATTGAATTTGATAATTTATTGGATGTGAAAGACTTGGGTGTAAAATATAGAAAAAACGAAAAACCCGTAGATATTTTGTGTAATATTTGGTTTCCGCATATTAATTTTAACACACTCGCAAGTAAATATAACGTATCTTTGGATAATTTAAAATATAAGGCAATTACAGAATTTGCAAAAAAATTGGGTTATGACGGTGTTAAATATGATGATAATTTAATACAAGGGTTTAAATAATAACATAATTATAATAATATAATGAAATATGACTAATTATAAAATATCAAACATTACAGATAAATTGAATAAAAGAGATGTCAACTATAATAAAATCATTGATTTTAAATTTGTTGACGGTATGTATGTTAGACACATAAAAATTGAACCGGGTGATTTTGTTGTATTAACAATATCAAAATTACCAATATCAGTACAAAAATATAAATTAAAAAATTTGATAAACATTGAAATAATTGGTGATGATGTTTTGAAAAATTTAAGAGAGTATAAAAATATGGGTATTGTTAATAACAATAAAAAAGATAATATTGACACAATTGATAAGAATTTTAATAGTAAAAAAAATGCTACAAAAAGGAAAAACGAAAAGAGTGAAAACGTTTCAACAGATTCTGATAAATAATATTGTGTTATAATAGTTACAATAAAAAACCAGCAAAAAATTTTGCTGGTTTTTTATTTAAATTTCAATATTTTGTGCCGATAATCGTATATTATTATTGAATAATAAAATTTAATAAATTTTTATAATATGGATAATAGAATAAGAGTGTTGTTTTATAATACGGATGGTGCTGGTGTTAATTATTTTAGAACATTAACACCAGCAATTGAATTGGATAAAAATCATAGTAATGAATTTTATACTGAAATTAATCCACAATTAAATTTTGACGATCCTAATATAATTAATTATTTAAAATCATTTGACATAATACATTATCATAGACAATTAGTACCCGATTTAAATAAGATGAAATCAATTGCTGATGAATTGAAAAAAAATGGGACTATTTTAGTTTGTGATATTGATGATTATTGGCATTTACACCCCAAACACCCATTATATGGTTTAAATATTGAAAAAAAATTATACGTTATTGTTCTTGAAAATTTAAAAATTGCTGATTATATTACGACTACAACCGAATTATTTGCAGATGAAATTCGTAAAGTAACTGGTAAAAATAATGTTATTGTTTTGGAAAATTCAATTGACCCAACATGGATGAAACAATTCCAAAATAATTGGAAGCCCGATCCTGATGGTTTGGTTAGAATTACATATATGGCAGGTTCATCACATTATGTTGATTTGGAACAGTTAGAAGGTGTTGTTAATGTATTGTGGAATAATCCAGAATTAAAGGGTAAATTTAAAATTATTGTTGCTGGTTGGGATACACAAGGTGTTACAACGGAAATTACATTAAATCAGGATTTTTTGAGTGATTTACAAAAACGTGGTTTATGGACACAAGAAATGATTAATGAAATTAATCGAAGCAAGGGGGATGTTAATAAAATTAAAAATTTACCAAATGATTTGAAAAATAAATATAATAACAATATCTTTCTTATAAAAGAAAGAAATATAAAATCGGAAGAAAGTGTATATTATTTTTATGAAAAAATATTAACCGATAATCATAGAATTATTGAAAATGAAGATTATAAAAGATGGTTGTTGAATTTTGAAAGAAATGTTAAATATCCCAATGAGGGTAATTATGCTAGAAGATGGACACAAAAAGCCAATATTTATGCACAAGTATTGGATGAAACGGATATTGTTATTGCACCGCTTGCCGATAATCAATTTAATAGAATGAAATCAAATTTAAAACAGGTTGAATGTTGGTCAAGAAAATTACCTATTGTATGTTCTGATATACCACCATATAATGTTGATGGTCGACATATGGAAAATTGTGTATTAATACCCGCAGAAAAAAATGCACATAAATATTGGCAAAAATATCTAAAGAGGTTAATATTAGATGCTGATTTACGTAAAAAATTGGGCGAGCAATTATATGAAGATTTTAAAGAAAAATATCATTTAGCAAATGTTACAAAGAAACGTGCTGATTTTTATAGTAATATAGTTTTGAAAAGAAAATTGAACAATAATAACAATAATTAATATCAATAATGTATGATAAATTTTTTTAAAAAAATCGCATTTTGGGTATATGTTAAAATACATGGGATATTAATTAATATAAGTATTGCATTACATAATACTGAAGTCGATATATTAAAAGCCGATCCCAATATTTATGATGAAAAGGATAAAAAAATACAGAGAAAAAGGCATAGAAATGAAATTCTTGAAAAATTTTATGCTGGTCAAACTGATGAAAAGTATATTCAAGAATATTACGAAATTTTAAAAAAAGCAGATAATTTTATTAAAAATTCAACATATAGAAAAATTGCGATGACTGCTGATAAACATATTAGATATGATGGTGTTGAAAACTATGATGATAGTTCTAATGTTGTTAAAGATAAATATGGTAGACGTGTTGCACATTATGGTTTTTTTGATGAAAAACACAAATATTATGGTAAAACACTTGCTGAAGTGATTGAAATTGAAAAAAAGGAAAGACGAACAAATGATGATGATTTTGAATTAATTTATATCTTTAATAATAAGCCATATGAATTAGGTATTGTTGATGTTTTTGATGTTGTTAATGAACAAAAAAACGATATGATGGTTGATGTTAAAAAAATATCAAAAAAATTTAAATTTCCAATTAAAATTTATCGTGATAATGATAATATAATTAATAAAATTGAAGAAATTACTGAATATTTGCACGTAAAAAGAATTGGTTTTGAATTTAGACAATTAGAGTTTTTTATTCCATTGCATTTTAAAATAGATGAAGTTGAAAATGATTCTGAAATTTTTAAAGAATTAACAAACATAAAAAGTGTGTTTGTTAACGATGATTATGGTAATCTTATTGGTTTTACCGTAAATAAATTCGTAAAGAGAATAAATTATAATAACACCCATGAAGTTTGGAAATTTGAAGGTGTTGAAATGGATGTTATAAAAACAAAATTATAATAATATTAATAATAATTATAATAATTATGAGTAGAATTGTAAAAGCATCGGATGAATTAATTAATTTGTTTAATTCAGTTAGAAAAAAAACAACAATACCTGTTTGGGTTCAGTTTGAACTTCTTTCAAATAATAAACAAAAAACATTATATAAAATAATGAAAACAAATAATGTCGTCGAAGTGATGACTAATGGTGTCAATTTTGCAATCATTTTCAATGAATTAATATTTAATGAATTGCCTGATGATATGAAAGTTATTGCTATTGATGAATGTCTTGCGGGTATTTATGTGAATAATTATGATAATATTTATTTAGAAAAACCAAATTTCAATACATATATATCAATATTACAAAAATATGGTCATGATTCAATAATAAGATTACATGAATCAATAAAAAGTTTATATGATGTGAAGAAACAAAATGATGATAATAATGGCGTGTAAATAAAAATTGTGTTTTTTTAAAACCCAACATAAATTGTTGGGTTTTTTCTTTATTAGTATTTATAAAAAAAATAAAATGAAATGGGTATTAATTCAATAAACATATCATATCCAATTAATGATGATAATCAAAAAGGTGGTTTTGTTAATACAACAAAAACGACAAAAGATGCAATTGTTTCAAATTTATTATTACTTTTATTAACAATAAAAGGTGAAAGGTATTATGATCCCGAATATGGGACTAATTTAATTAAATCAATTTTTGACCCTAATGATAGTACAACAGAAGGTGAAATTGAATTGGAAATAAAAAATACTGTTCCAAAATATATTTCTAACATTAGAATAAATAGTGTTAGTTTTTTAAGAGATAAAGATAATGAGGGTTATGATATTGATGATAATCAATTAATTGTTAACGTTACTTTTACATATGAAGAAGGTACAATTAATGAAACTAATAGTATTAATATAACATTTTAAATAATAATAATATGGCAGTAAATGTATTAAATAATATTGTTCGATATAATAGTAGAACATTTGGTGAAATACGTGATGATTTAATAGCATATATAAAGCAAGCATATCCAGAAGTGTTAAAAGATTTTTCAGATTCAAGTGTTGGTGCTGTATTAATTGACCTAAATGCTGGTGTTGCTAATAATTTAGCAATAAATACTGATAGAGTGTTTCAAGAAACACAATTGGAATGTGCACAACAAAGAGCGTCGATATTAAATATTGCAAAAAATTTAGGTTTTAATATACCACCCAAAAGACCATCGGTCACTGTGGTTGATTTTACTGTAACAATACCAGTATTGGGTAATAAACCTGATTCTAGTTATTAT